TGATTTTCATATTTTGCTTTAAATTCTTTAAATTCATTTTCTAAATGATTGCAGAAATCGTTGTATTCTTCTATTGCTCTGTCTTCTTCTTCGCATAAACGATCCCAAGCCAAATCTCTTGCTCTTTCTGCTTGTTTTGAAAATTTTAATGCTTCACTGTAACTCATTTTTATCAGCTCCTATTTATTAGTTTTTTGTAACTTTAAATTGATTTTGTATCTTATTTTAAGTTACACAGTTATGTAAAAAAAATTAATGGATATATTTTTTTCTTATTTACAAACATATTGTAACTCATTTTTAGTTACAAGTCAAGTGTTTTTTTGAAATTTTTAAAACTTTTTCTAAAAAATACGAAAAAATGTGGTAAAATATAGTGTAAAAAAAATGAAAGGAAGTTAAATCCATGAGTTATCAAATAGAGAAATTCTTAACAGAATTTTTGAATAAAAAGAATATGACATTGACAGATTTTTCCAAAAAGATGGAAGTTACACATGTTTATGTATCTAATATAAAAAATGGAAAAAAAACAGCTTCCAAAAAATTTGTCGAAAATTTAATAAAAAATTTTCCAGAATGTGCTAAAAAAGAAGCGGAATTAATGGAAATGTTAGAAAAAGATAAAAAAATTGAAAAGTTAAAAAAATTAGAAAAACAAAGAAGAGAAACTATTGGAAAAAGCGAAGAACTTGATAGGATTTCACGTTTAAATAAACGAGAGAGGGTTCAATTGGATGAAGTTATGAATAGTGCGGCTTATTTTTTTAACGATGCTAGTGTAAGTGATGAGGATAAAAAAAGGTTGCACGACACTTTGCAAGAACTTTTTTTTGACGCTAAAATGAAAAACAAAAGAAAATAGAGGTTTTATATGAGAAAACGTAGAAATATGAAACTTAGGGTAAGGAACTTAATAGAAAAATACAATACGAGTAATCCGTATGTGTTGTGTGAAAGATTGGGCATTGAGATTAAATACGTTTATTACAAAGATGTAAAAGGTTTTTTTAGTAGAGTGTTAAAAAGAAAATATATAGTTATAAACGAGAAATTAGACGAATATTCGCAATTAGTTGTTTTGTGTCACGAATTAGGACATGCTCTTTATCATGGTTCAAAAAATAAACTTCTTATGAAAATAAATTTTTTTAATTATAGTTTAGAATTGGAAAATGAAGCCAACGAATTTGCGGCAGAATTAATGAAGTATCAGGAAGAAGTTAGTTATGAAGTTGCTAGAAATTGTGATTTAGGATTGCAAGTATTAGAAGAAATGAAAAGATATATAAAATATTAGGATATTTGTGCAAAAAAGCATTGATGAGGTTAGCGGAGTTGAAAAGTAGGTTTGAGAAATAAAAAAATGAAAAGGAAAAGTATGCGGAAAAATAAGGATATAAAAATAGAAAAAGGGTATAATAGAAGACGAAATCAAAATAAAGATTTGAAAAAAATTAACAAAAACAACGAAGAAAGAGAATTTGTTAATTTCAATAATCGTATAAGCAAAAAAAATAGTAACATTTTCTATATTAAAGGTTTAAAAGGAGTGTTATATTTTGCAAACGTATTTATGATTTGTTCTAAATATAACGATATAAATGCTTTTATAACATCGCTCTTTATAACTTTGGTTAGTTTCGGTATAAGTTTTTTGGAAAAAACAAGAGATTATAGATATGAAGATACTGTAGTAACTCGGATAGGGTATGTGTACCCAATGCTGACAACGTTGTTGTTGACAATTTTGCAAATTATCGGTATAATTAACTTAAAAAATTTGTTTAAAGAAGGATGGAAATACATTTCATTTGTTTTAGTTATTTCTTTATATATTTTTATCTTTTTAGATTTTGGATTTAAACTGTACAAAAAAGGAGAAAAAAAATGAACATTTTATTAAAATCAATATTAATCTTGCTGTTTTCTTTTATTGCAGGAAAAGTAGGTAAATTCTTTATTAACAAAGATTATTACGATATAAAAAAATTTGATTTTTTATCTTTTTTATTCTCTTTTATCCTTTGGGAACCATTTATGATGTTTTTTTGTTTTTTAATTTCAAAAGATTTTAAAAAAAATAAAGAAAAAGAAATAAAAAAATTAACAATTCTAAACCAATTTTCGTCAGAAGCAAGGTATAAGTTGGCAGATACAATATTTGAACCGCATTTTTTATATTTTATGTTTGAAAGAGAAAAAGAAGAGGTTGCAAAAGATTTGTATAAAGGATTTTTAAAATTAAAATACAAGCGTAAAAATAGAAAAAGAATATTAATGCAACAACTTAAAAAAGAAACTAACTACAGAATTAATAGACTTGCATTAAACTAAAAATTTTGAAGAGCTATTTTGTAAAATGGCTCTTTTTTCTTTTATTTTTCTTTGAAATATGCTATAATTTAGTAAAATTTTATAAAATAGAAAGTGAGGAAATTATGGAACAAAAATCTTGGTATCAAAAATGGTGGGGAATACTATTGATGATACTATTTTGGTATATAGCTGTTCCTATTGCAATATATCAAAGTAAAATTTCTGATACAAAGAAAATTGTTTTTGCGTCTATTTACCTGTTCTTTGTATTCTCGTTTACAGGAATGCAAGACAACGTTAGTACGATAACAATCAGAACGACTGCTATACCATCAATTTTTTTATTCTCTGGAATAACATTGCTATTGCTGATTGTGATAGCTCTATCAAGAAATGTAGTTTATAAAACTAAATTAAAAAAGCTAGAAGAACAGGCGAATAAAATTTTAGAAGTTGAAAAAATGGATTTGATAGAAGCAAAAAATGAAAAAGAAAAAATAGTTCAAGAAATAGAGGAACTAAAGCGAAATAAAGAAAAAACATTACAGGAAAAGGATAGATTGCAACAAGAAATATCTGAAATTACAAAAGAAATAAAAGATAACAAAAATAAATTGCAAATCTTGAATAATGAAGTTGAATTTGTTGAAGATTATGCGTTATATGAACCAAGATATAATTTTTCTGATTCTGAACATTATAAAAAAAGGCTGGAATTAATAAGAAATAAACAAAAAGCGATGATTAGAGAAAAAACAGCAGTAAAAGTTTCGGTAAACTGGACTGTGGATGGTTCGGAAGCAAAAGGACGTAAAATGACAAACGACAATGTTAAATTACTTCTTAGAAATTTTAATGCTGAGTGTGAGGCTGCGATTAACAGAATTAAATACAGCAACTTAGATTCAACGAGAAATAGAATTCAAAATTCTTTTGAACAATTGAATAAATTAAATAGGACTAATCAAATATCAATTACACAACCATATTTAAATTTAAAATTTGACGAATTATATTTGGGTTATAGGTACGAAGAACAAAAACAAATAGAAAAAGAAGCTCTAAGAGAAAAGAGAGACGCTGAAAGAGAAGAAAAAATATTACAACAGGAAATAGAGAGAAAAAAACGAAATATTGATAAAGAAATTTCTCATTATAAAAACGCTATGGAAGAAATAAGAATAAAAATGTCAATAGCTAATGAAAAAGAGAAAAAGAACCTGAAGAAAAGACTGGAAGAAATCCAAAGAACGATTGATCAATATTCTGATGAAAAAGAAGAATTGGATTATAGACTTGAAAATATCGGAGCAGGGTATGTCTATATTATTTCAAATATCGGTGCATTTGGTGAAAATGTATTTAAAATAGGGGTAACTAGAAGACTTGAGCCTTTGGAACGGATTAAGGAGTTAAGTAGTGCTTCTGTTCCATTTAAATTTGATGTTCACGCATTAATATTTAGTTATCAAGCGTATAATTTAGAAAAAGAATTACACAATTTGTTTAGTAATAAGAGAGTGAATTTGGTTAATAATAGAAAAGAATTTTTTAATATCAACATAGAAGAAATTGAAAATGCGTTATCTAAATATAAAGAACTAACGTTTGAATTTACTAAAATTCCAGAAGCGGAAGAATACAGAGAAACATTAAAACTAAAAAAGCAATAAAAACATTGAAGCTGTAAAAGGCTTCTTTTTTGTTGACTTTTTTGTAAAAATTTCAAAAAAACACTTGACTTGTAACTAAAAATGAATTACAATGTATAGGAGGTGAAGATAATGACAATGAGTGAATATCATAGAAACGTTTATGCCAATATAGAACTTGCAAGAAATAGAAAAGGATTAACAAAAGGAGAATTAGCCGATGAAATAGGAATTTCAAAGTCGGCACTATCTTTTGTTTTAAATAGATTAAAAAATGGCAAAACAATAAATACTAAAACTCTCGAGAAATGGGCAGATGCTTTAAATGTGCCTTTTTCATTTTTTTTTGAAGTCAACGGTAACTAAATTAAAGTTACAAAAAAAAACAAAACCTAAAAAGAAAAGGAAGGAGGTGTGAGATGAAATATAAAATAGACAAATCTAATTTTATATTCATATTGTGTGCTTACCAAGCATTTAAAGTAATAAAAAACGGAGTAAATATTCAAAATATATTAATAAGCATTGGCTATATAACAGTTGCTGTAATATATTTCAAATATGAAGACAAAATAAAAAAGGCAATATATGAAATACTACCTTTTTTAATATTTTATGTTTTATTTGGAGTTCTTTTTGAAAGTTTTATCGTAACCTTTTTTTAACCAAATAAAATAGAAATATTTTTGTTGTATCAAGTAAATTTTTAGGAATAAGCATAATAATACCTCCTTTCTTGTGTATTTAATTTTATTTGGCGATATTATTATAACTCAAAAGGAGGTAAAAATGAAATAAGGGAGATGCGAGAAATGAATATTAAAGAAAAAATGAAAAAAAACAAATTAATAGAAATGAAAATTATTGAAATATTAAAAGAAAATAATGTTACTTTGAGAGATTTTGACACAATTTCTGACAGCATAAAAATGAAATTTGTAGAAACTGCAACTTTGAAGAATGAAGTTCCAGAAACTGCTAATAAAAATGAGATAAGAGTTGATGTGAAACTGAATACAGAAGAGATTGAAAAAGTAGCGGATGAAGTTATTAAAAAACATAATAAAACCCAACAGCCAGATGTGTCGGGCAAAAAAATGAATAAAATAATTAATCTTCTTGAGGGGCAACTGAAAATCCAATCTTGCGTCTTGGCTTCTCGGGGTGTGGACGTTTTGAAGCTATTAGACAAAGATTTAGTTGAGTTATGTGCTGAAACACTTGAACGTTGGAACCAACGCCCTCCATACTTCCGTAAAACACTATAATATCAGGATCCCAAAAGCCAACTTCATTAATTAAAATTGGAGTGTTGGCAAAAGCAGAAACAATAACACTTGCTTGTTCATCATCTTTGATGTTTTCTTCGAACTCGTTGATAGCTTCAACAATACGTTTATACATCGAGCTAGCTTGTTTATGTCCTTTGTTTTTAACAATATTTTCAAAAAGTTCTTCATTAAATTCCATAACAATATTTCCTTTCTAAATTATATATTCTCAAGGCTTGGCAGACAGGAAAATATATAATTCTTAAATTTATTTATCAGCAATTATTAAAAATATTGCTAACAAAGGTAATATATCACTAATTTAAAAGAACTTCAAGGAGGAAAGATGGGAAAATGTCTAAAGTATGAAAATTTGTACATTTTAGAAGAAACAGGGGACAGGGAAAAGGTTAAAAGAATTAGCAAAAGGCACGGCAAAGTAACCGGAGCAAGTGTGTTGCTATTTGATTTGGGAACAAAAAGGACTACGGTAAACGAAATATATTTTAACAGCCAAGGATATTTCATAATTCGGGATCAGAAAAGATTGAAATTGGAAAGATTTAAGTAACAAAAAAAGCACTCCTAAAAGTGCTTGAATAAAAATATTGTAATTTGATTATATCAAATTTAATTAGTTAAGTAAAGAGGTGTGAAAATGAAAAACACAATAAACGGCTTCAAACAGGATAAACTGATAGAAAATGGTTTGGATTTGGCAGACAGTTTGATTTTAAGATTGTTTACTGATATGTATTCAAGTAATTCATCTAAAATTGAATATCAGATATTAGAATATGAAGTTGAAAATGAGGAAACTAAGGAAAAAATGTTGGAAAAAGATAAATTTATGTGGATAACTTATGATTATTTATATAGTCAGATACCACTTGTTGGAAGTAAAAGTACATTTATAAGAAAAGTAGGAGAACTTGTTGAAAAAGGATTTTTAAAAAAGCAGGTTACAAATTCAAAGAAAGGTAAAAAAGGAACATTTTTATATATTTCATTTGGAGAAAAATTTTCTGAATTATTGGAATACGAAACAGAAGATACCCCTATTCAAAATGATAAGGGGGGCTACTCAAAACGAGAAGGGGGGCTACCTAATTTAGATAGGGGGGGTACTCAAAATGATAAGGGGGGCTACTCAAAATGGGTAGACAAAGATTCTTCTATAACAGATCCTTCTTTAATAGATTCTTCTATAAGAGATAGAGAGAGTGTAGAAAAAGAAAAAATTAATTTTTCTTCTGTGTGTGAAGAGATAAAAAACAAATGGATAGAAATTGCACATAAATTTAATTTGTCAGGAGTTAAGTTAAAAATAAATGACAAAAGAAAAAAGGCAATAAAAATTTTGCTTAATGAGTACACAGTGGAAGAATTATTGCAGGCGATAGATAAAATCCATATTTCAAAATTTTTACAAGGAGATAATAAAAATAATTGGCAAATAACATTTGACTGGCTTATTAACAAATCCAACCTTCTGAAAGTGCTTGAGGGAAATTATGACGATAAAATAAACGTGGAAACAAAAAATAATGTTCATACTAATCAAAGATTTGGAACTGGCACTAAAGGTAAAAGACCAAAAGTAACAGTGGAAGGGCTAAAAAAATATTTTGGAGGTAGCAAAAATGACAATGGAGGAATTTAACGAAGGATTCGGAATGCTGCTTGATTATTATCCTAATACACGAGTAACAGAGGGGCTTGTAAATATTTATTTTATGGGATCATCCGAACTTAGCATAGAGCAATTTAACTATGCGATAGGCAGAATAATCAAGGAATATGAAGGCGATTTTTTGCCAAAAGTTACAGTAATTTTAAAATATGCTAAAGACTCAGATTTGGAACAGCAAATATTTTATGCAAAGAAATTACTGAAAACAGCAATACATAAAAACGGAAGTAAAGGCATGGTGTGCTTTGAGGATAAAGGAGTACATGCAGTAGTTGATTATGTTGGCTGGAATAGACTATGCACGATGAAAGATGACGAGTTTGACAGTTTCCTTAAATGGGAATTTGACGGAATATACAAAGGATTCCGTGAACGTCCTTATGAGACTTCTGATTATTACAGAGGATCAAGTCAGTTGCTTGGGCAAACAAAACCTAGAATGATAAGCTATAAGGATGCCAAAATTAGCAATGTAGAAAATATGAATTTCATAAGGCTTGAGTATAAAAATATTACAACACAGATTGAAAATAAAGTTGATTTGTCAGAAATAAAAAATAAAATGTTGATAGGAGGATAAATGCAAAAATATACACCTTGGACAACAGAAGAACTCGAAACGTTGAAAATATTAAGGCTGGAGCAGGAACTTCCGTATAAGGAAATTGCAAAGACATTAGGGAGAGATATCACATCTTGCCATAACGCTGCAATCAAATATTTTAAATCAGAATTGCAAGAAAAACGGCAAGAAAGAAAAAGACAGAACGAAAAGATTTTGAAATTGTGGGAGAGTGGATGCCAAAAAAATGAAATATCTGAAAGATTCAATAGGAGCATTGGTTCAATTTCTGATTTTTTAAGATATACAAGTGGTACTTGCTGTTTAGAAAAAAAGCAGTTAGTTAGGAATAAATCAAAAAAATGGACAGAAGAAGAAAACAGAATAATAATCCAAAATCAGCCAATCAAACTAAAAGAAATTGCTAAAAAATTAAAAAGAACAGAACAAGGAGTATTTCAGCAGATTAGAAATTTAAGAAAAAAAGGATTTGATATAAAAATAAAAAAACGGACAATAAATAGAGAATTTGTAGAATATTGTTTTGTAAAGAATGGAGGATAAATGCAAAATCTAAAAAGAGAAAAAGACAGGATAAGTATTGAAAACGACAGCCTGAGGGAAGTGAATAGGATACTAAGTAATAAAATGGCAGAAACATCTAAAAAGATAAAAGCTAATTGCGAACAGATTCAGAAAAACAAAAAAGAGATTGAGCGGATTGAGAAAATATTGAAAGTTAAGATGAGGGAGGGAGAAAAATAGAAAAGAAAATAATTGACGTATGTTGCGGGTCAAGAATGTTTTGGTTTGACAAAGAGAATGAAAACACAGTTTTTATGGATAAAAGGAAATTCGAGGACACACTATGTGACGGAAGAAGTTTAAAAGTAAGCCCTGATATTGTGGCCGACTTTAGACAAATACCATTTCCAAACGAAAGTTTTTATCTAGTTGTATTTGATCCGCCACATTTGGTAAGAGCAGGAGAAAACTCGTGGATAGCCAAGAAATACGGAAAATTAAATTCTGAAACTTGGAAAAACGACATAGAACAAGGATTTAATGAATGTATGAGGATATTAAAACCGAACGGAACATTAATTTTCAAATGGAATGAAGAACAGATTAAGCTAAGAGATATTTTGGCCACGATAGAATATAAGCCACTTTTTGGGAACAAAAGAGCTAAAACACATTGGCTTGTGTTTATGAAAATTTAAAAATATATAAAATCAGGAGGAAATAAAAAATGATAAATGAAAAAATATTTAAAATAGTTAAACAATCAATGTTAAGCGATAGAAATATCACAACAGGAATAATCAAGGAGCAAAAGATAACGGAAAAATTTATTCAGATTATCGTTTCAGAACACGGAGACACAATTACGATAAAAAGGGAAACTAAAGAAAACCTAAGAACTTTTTGGAATATATCGGTAGTATCAGATTACAATTTTAAAGAATATATTGAAAAATATAGCATAACTTTTACAGAGTTCAGAAGAGAAATGGAAGAAATTATTGAAAAGAATGATGTCGAAGATAAAGATGTGTACGATATTGTTGAGGAAGCACTAAAAAATATTTCTGAAAGAAAATTAGTATCAAACGGCAAAAAGGAGTAAACGATGTATAAATTTACAATACCATTAAAGGCTTTGAGTTGGAACTCTGCCTATAAAATCGCTAGAAACAAAATGATATTAAGTGACAGTGGAAGAAAATTTAAAGAGTATTGTTCCGAATTTTTAAAGGAACAGTACACAGAAGATAAGTTGCTGGAAAAAGATTTGAAAGTAAAAATAATTTTCCAGTATAAAGAAAATCGTAAAAAAATAGATGTTGATAATGGATTCAAGCTATTAATTGACAGTATGAAAGGGATAATTTTTAAAGACGACTGCCAAATCTATGATTTACGGGGGATAAAAGAAATTGGAATGTTAAGAGATGAAATACAGATTTTTATTGAGGAGTTGAAATAGATGGAAGCATTGAAAAAGTTTGATATGGATGAACTACTAAAAGACAAGCGATGTTGGATAAGAAATTTGATGAAAAGAAAACCTTAAGGGAAAGAACACAAATAAGAACATTTGTCGCTTTTATTGCCGAATTAGGAGAACTAACTCAAGAACTCAAAAGTGAATGGAATTATTGGAAAAATAACACAGAAAAAATAAACAAAAGGAAAGTTTTGGAAGAGTTGTCAGATTGTCTTCATTTTTACTTGAGTTTTATTAATCAAGGATTGTTTAGAAATTCTGGAGGTGAAAATGTTAAATTTTATAAAAGGTGTATAGAGAACTTAGAGATTGCTTTAATATTTTTATCAAAATTTTCTCAAGAAAGAGAAAACAAAATAATAGCAGCAATTTTAATTGTGGCCGAATACGTAGGAGCAACTGAAAAGGAATTTTTACAAGTTCATCACGAAAAATGGCTTAAAAATATGAATGAAAGAACGAAGGAGGAATATTAATGAACGAATTAATGAATATAGAAAATAGAAACACAATGACAAGTTTAGAAGTAGCAGAGATAGCAGGGAAAAGACACGATAATGTTTTAGCAGATATTAGAGATGAGATTAGTAAATTAGGAACGGAAAGAGCCGCCCTGATATTTCAGGAGAGCTATTATAAAGACGCAAATAACCAAAGCAGACCGATGTTTCTTTTGAATTACAAAGGAATTTTACAACTTGGGGCAAGATACAATGCTGAAACAAGATTTAGACTTATTGAAAAGATTGAACAGCTTCAAAAACCAATGACAGTAGAAGATATGATCATATTGCAGGCAAACGAAATGAAAAGTGTTAAACATAGAATTGATGTCGTAGAAAATAAAGTTGATAACGAGATAAGAATAGACCATTCTGAACAAAGAAAACTGCAAAAAACAATATCAACAAGAGTTTATCAAAGACTGGATGTGATAAGTGCTGATAGAAATTTAATGTTCCCGGCAATCTACAGAGATTTAAAGGACAGATTTGGAGTTGCGAGCTACCGTGATATTAAGAGAAAAGACTTAACCGAGGCATTGGCATATGTACAGAACTGGATAGAAAAAGCAGAATTGAGGAATTGAGATGGATGAAAAAGAGAAAACGCTCAAAAGAATAAAAGAAAAAATACTAAAAAACAAAGAAATAAATGACAGTGATTTTGAGTTTGTAAAACTTAATGCTGATTTGTTCAAGGGTATTAAATTCACGAAGAAAAGGAAGGCTAAAAAGAAATGGCTTACACGGAAATCTCGAATCAAGAAATAATAATAACGTTGCCCGTGGAAAAAGTTTATCCAGGAATAAAAGAAAAATTGGAAGAATATTTAAATCATTTTCCGATAAAAGTTATTCCTGTAAAGAAATTATCACAGGCACAGAACGGACTGATACACGTACTATTGAAGCAGTTTGGAGACGAGATAGGATACACCTTGATAGAGATTAAAGAACTGATGAAGGAACAGTTTGCGATATCCACAGACAGATTAGACTTTTCAACGGCAAAATGCGATATGGAAACGGCAAATGAATTTATATCATTTATCATAGAACAGGCATTGGAACTTGGAATAAATTTATATATACTTGGAAAACACGATAAAAGGTATAAACATATATTGGAAATTGACAATATAACGCAAAGATATGTGATTGCCTGTTTAAGAAAAAGAGTTTGCTGTATCTGTGGGAAAGAGCATAATGAGTATAACACAATTGAGCTACATCATTGGAACTCGGTAGCAAGCATAGGCGGATACGAAAACTGTGACGGATTAAAAACACCATTTATGAGCTTGTGTTCTAAACATCATCAGGAATTCCACGCAATAGGCAAGGAAACGTTTAAGAATAAGTATTATATTGAGGGGGTGTGGTTAAATGCGGAACTTGTCAAGGGATTGAAAAAGATTTACAAAAATCATTTTAAGGCGTTTAAGGAGAAATAAAATGGCAGAATTAAAAGAAGGTATTTTGAAACTTTTAAAAGAACACTATGGAATGACTGACAACGAAGCAGAAGAATATTACAAGGAACAATTTGAAATAATAAAGAAAATAGCAGTAAAAGAAGAGGTGGAATGGTTAAGGCGAGAATGTATGGATGTACTGGATAAAGTAAACAAAACAGGGAAAGTTCCTGAACTTATATTTTAAAGTAAAGGAAAATAACAGTTGTGAAAAGTCGTTTTTATTAGAAATATGAATTTTTATTGAAAATAATAGATCCAGGGTAAAACCATTTTGTTGAAGTCAACAAATAGCATATTGCCGATGTTGGGAAAACAATTAAAAATTTAGGAGGATGAAAATGAAAATAAGGATAAATGGAAAAGATGCAAAACATTCTAAGGGAATATTTGGAAATAACATTGTTATTACAGGAAACAATAATGTTGTGGTTAACGGGGAATCGATATGCAATCTTAACAATTTACCTGGTAAAGAAATTAAAATAGAAATTATAGGTGATGTGAAAAAACTGGAAACAGCAAACGGAAATGTAAAAGTTTCTGGGAATGTCAATAAAGTTGAAACAGTAAATGGAGATGTTGAAGTTGGAGGAAGCGTAGAAAAAGTGAAGACTGTAAACGGAGATATTATTTATAAAAAGAAATAGGAGGATTTGGAATGAAAAAATTATTATTAGGAATTGCAATTTTAGGATTATTAGGAAGCTGTGCAAGATGGGAGGACAGTCAAAAAGATTGGGAGAGCGATACGAAAGGGTTAAAAAGAACGGTACAAATTTATACTCTTGACGGAAAATTGTTGAAAGAATACAAAGGAATGATAAGAGTAAGAGATTCGGATGAGAGCGGAAGAATATCATTAAACTTAATAAGCGAAAACAATCGCAGAGTTACAATTGATAATGCGATTGTGATAACAGAGGAGGAATAATGGAAATAATAATGAGAATTTTAAGTGTAGCAGTTACAATATTTTTAGTTTTCTTTTTAGTTAGCTATCTGTATGCTTTAGTTGAAGATGTAAAGAAGAAATTAAGAGGAATAACTAAAATTAATTATACACCTTACAATGTGATATATTTTTTAGTTTTTTGGTTTTTAAATATTCTGCTGATTTATGCAACGATAAATTTGATTGTATTTTTTGCGATTAGAGTGTAAAAATATTGGTTAAAACAGTTGCAAATACAGAAAAAATAAGGTATAATTAGGAGGTAAAATTGAACACGAAAAAAGAACTTACACAAGAAGATATTAACGAGCTTTTAAAGGATAAAGAAGTTTTGTATTTGTTACAAGATCTAAAAACAGCAAAAACTTTTGAGGATAATATCAAAATTACTTTGTACATAAAAAAAGGTAAAGTAAAAGACAGGCAATATACAACAACTAAATACAACAGAGGCAAATAAACCTCAGCTGAGTGAGCCACTGAATAGATAGATTAGAAATAGTCTATTTGTTTAGTGGCTCTTTTTTTGTCTAAAAATCAAAGAAAGGGGGCGAAAATGAAGATCGAGAAAATAAATATCAATGAAATAATTGAGTATTCAGGAAATGCAAAAGAACATCCTGAATGGCAAATTGAACAGATTAAAAACAGTATTCAGGAGTTCGGGTTTAATGATCCGATAGCAATTGATGAAAATAACACAATAATCGAAGGACACGGAAGATATTTGGCATTAAAAGAACTTGGATATACAGAAGTTGAAGTAATCAGATTAAATCATTTAACAGAGGAGCAGAAAACAGCTTATGCTATTGCTCACAATAAATTAACTATGAATACAGAGTTCGATATTGAAAAATTGCAATATGAATTGAATAAGTTGGAAACAGCTGATTTTGATTTAAATACGCTTGGTTTTGAACAGTCTGAACTTGATGAGATTTTGCAGGAAGAAATGGAAGAACTTGAAATTGAAGACGAAGATTCGGATGATATAGAAGTTAAACGCACTAAATTAATTTGTCCCTGCTGCAATCATATCGCTGAAAAAAGCGAATTTAAGGAGGTAATGGATGGCGAAGATACATAATGACAAATATTATACTCCTGATTCGGTTGTAAGAAAAGTGGTAGACGTTTTGGAAAAAGATGTAATGCCAATCAATAAATTTTCAAGAATTATAGAGCCGAGTGCAGGTGCTGGGGCATTTCTCAAAAGGCTTCCTAAAAACACAATTGGATACGATATAGAGCCTCAAGCTGAAAATATCATAAAAGGTGACTATCTAAAACAGAATATTTCGTATAAGAAAAACAGTCTGGTAATTGGAAATCCACCTTTTGGAGATGGCGGAAATTTACATACAAAGTTTATAAAGAAAAGTATGGAGCATTCTGATTATGTGGCATTTGTGCTTCCAGGCGATATGTATAAGAAAGATAAGTTTGGAGATATAGAGCTATATAAATCATATATGCTGCCAACAGTCAAGTATAGTGGAGTTAAACTTAGATGTTGTTTCAATATTTATCGCAAGAGAAAAGATAGGCTAAAAGAAAAAAATATAAAAGATGTCGAGATTTTAACTTTTTCTAAAACTAAAAACACTACAAAACAGCAGGAATTAGACTGGTTAAATACAAAGTCTGATTTTAGGTTTATAGCGTTTGGAACAATAAGATTATTGAAAAGTACAGATAAAAGAGTTCGTGCAAAGGAAATAAAAATAATCTTAAAGAAAAAAGTTAATTTGAAACCGGTTTTGGAAAAGCATTTGAAGAATAGGGCCAAAGTTGCAGTGTCAACTCCGAACGTGAGTAAAAAAGAAATTATTGAGTTGATATATGATAATTTTCCACAGTTGAGGGAATAATATGACTAAAAAATTATTACTGAACGAATGGGAAGAACTTGGAGGAGAAAAAGCTGCAAAAGGAACTTTAAAAAAATTGGCTGATAAATATGGCGTTCCAGAGGGAACTGTGAGACGTTGGAAGAGCGAACATTTGAGAAAGAATAAGGCGAACGTTCGGAATAAAAAGCGAACGAACGCTGAACGTTCAAATGAACGTGATATTCAAGTAAAAAAGGATATTCTGAACAATATCCCAAAAGAAGAGGTAATGAGAAAAAATGAGATTTCGAACGCAACTTATTATAGAAAATCAGAAAGCATAAGACAACTCCGGTTAGAAAAAACAGAAGAACAAATGGATGATATTCTTTCAAAAGTTTATTCTGATTTAGGCGATGTATTAAAGAATATCGAAATATCAAAACGCAACTTAGTAATAAGAATGGCTAAGGAAATCTCAAAAGATGAAACATTGGACGCTAAAAGGCTTCAGATAATTGACAAAGCATACATAACTATAAAGAAAATGGGAAATGATTTAATGAGGACTGGGAAAATGTTGACTGCTTATGAGGTGCTAGAGATTGATAGACAGCTTGCTGAGGAAGAAATGCAGCAAAGAAAACTTGATATTGAAGCAAATAAAAATCAAATAATCGAGGAAAAAGAACAGGTTGTGATAGTGGATGACACAGATAAGGATTAAAGATGTTATCGGGAAAAATTATGATTATTTTTGGAACGATAAACACTTTTATAGAGTGGTTAAAGGTTCTAGGGGTAGCAAGAAAAGCAAAACAATAGCAATCAATATGATTTATAGATTAATGAAATATCCTGAAAGCAATTTACTCGTAATAAGGCGAGTATTCAATACTTTAAGAAATAGTTGCAGGGCCGACTTGATTTGGGCAATAAAAAAATTGAAAGTAAATCATTTGTGGAAAATTCCAAAAGGAGAACACACGTTGACTTATTTACCAACAGGGCAGCAAATATTGTTTGCAGGAATGGACGACCCTTTAAAACTAACGTCAATCACTGTGGCACAAGGATATTTAAATTTTGTTTGGATAGAAGAAGCGTTTCAGATTGAAAAGCAGGAAATGTTTGAAACTTTAGAGGAGAGCATAAGGGGAATACTTCCTGAACATTTATTTCATCAAATTACAATCAGTTTCAACCCTTGGAGTGAAGACAGTTGGCTTAGAAAAAGGTTTTATAACGATACTTATGACAGAGAATATATAGACGAATTGATATATGCAACAACAACTGATTATACAATGAACGAATTTCTTGATGAAGTGACTATAAAAAGATTTGAGGAAATGAAAATAAAAAGGCCGAATCGTTATAGAGTTGCAGGATTAGGCGAATGGGGAATTGCGGAAGGGCTTGTGTATAACAATTGGGAAATATTGGAATTTGATGCAGTAGAATTATTGAAAAAGGATTTTTCTTTAGACGTGGCTTTTGGACTGGATTTTGGATATTCTAATGATTCAAGTGCATTTATAGGAAGTGTGGTGGATATTAAAAATAAAAGGTTATATGTTTTTGATGAATTTTACCAAAAAAGAATGTTAAATGACGCAATCGCATTGGAAATAAAAAGGCGGGGATATTCAAAGGATGAGATTATAGCAGATAGTCAAGAGCCTAAATCGATTGAAGAAATTAAAAGATTAGGAATTTCAAGGATAAAGCCTGCGGCTAAAGGACAAGGAAGTGTTAATCAAGGTATTCAGTATTTACAACAATTTGATATATTCGTTCATCCGAAGTGTGTAAATACGATAATGGAATTTAAAAATTATGTATGGGATGAAAAAGACGGAACAACGCTGAATAAACCAGTTGACAATTACAATCACTTAATGGACGCTTTGAGATATTCTATGGAAAAATACAGTATTGGCGGAGTTCACAAATTATTATAGGAGGTGTTAAATGAGTAAAAAATATTACAGGAAAAATAACAAGAATGAAAAATATAACGGTTTTGCCAGCAATGCTCGAAATTCTACAAAAGGAAGTAAAAAAGATGTCTTAAATAGGCAAGAGCCTAAAAGAAAATATCTAACTCCTGACTTTATAAAAGATTTAGTAGGAAGCAATGATTTGGCAAGATTGATTTTAACAGCTCCTATTGAGGATGTATTAAAAAATGGATTAGACATTAAGGTTTTAAAAGAAGATGGAACAGATGATATTGAAAACACAAAAAGACTAACTGAAAAACTGGATAGTCTTGATTATATCGAGAAAATAATGGAGTTTGTAATCAAAACGAGGCAATACGGATATGCGGTTATGTATTTGAATACACAGCAGAACGTCGGCAAAGAAACAAAAGATGAGATTGGAAATGATTATTCTATAAATGCGTTGGAAGTTTTTGATAGGACTGAGATAGTTAGAATAAAAGTAAATGAATCTAAATTTGATTTGGAGTGCGGGCAAGTTTATGAACTCAGGGTTAAGAATGTTGTGGAAAACAGGCACGTAACTCACGTTGATGTTCATCCTAGCCGAACTATTTTTTCAAGAATAAACGAGGATAAGTTTTTAATAGGAGAGTCAATATTTACTTCATTGTTTGACAGAATTGTTATTTTTGACACAACAGAGTGGAGCGTAGGACAGTTGATTTATAGAGCTGTATTCCTTATTTATAAAACTGACACAGCGACGATGGAAACGCTGCAAAAAGAAGGCGGCGTTAGAGCGAAAGAAGAGGAAATAAATTCATCAACACTTGCTGTGATGGGCCAAGATGATGAAATGCAAGTTATAAATTCGACTGGTGGACTTGATCCTGAAAAATATGTAAATGCCATATTAACAATATTGAGTATACATACTAATATTCCGAAACAGCGATTGGCAGGAAATTCAGCGGGAACTTTGGCTGGAGCAGAAGAGGACAGTAAAAAGTATGTTGAATATTTGAAAAGATATTTTACTAAACATATTTTGCCGATTATTAATGATTTGATTGATAAAGTGCTGGTTGAGTTGAAAATAGAGCAACCTTATAGAGTTGAGTTGCCTAATTTGCTTGAGCCGACAGAACTTGAGCAGATAGAGCAGGAAATCAAAAGAGTTGAACTGGACACTAAAAAACTAGAATATTTGGAAAAGGCAGTTAATATTGTGACTAATGCTGAATTGTTTGGGAAAAAGGACAAAATAGCGGAAGTTATACAAAAACTTGGCGAAGAAGATTTTGACTTTGAAAAATTATTGGATGTGTTGAGCTGATGATAGAACTGGATATAAATGTTGAACTGGAAAAGAAATTAATCAAGATATTGAAAAATAAAACACAGAAATTTTTGGAATTTTTGAGAGAAAACGATATTGATATTGAAGATGAAGAGGAAATGAATGAGGCGATAGAGCAGTATGAAAAAAAAGAAAAGGAAAATAAAACTATTTTTGGGATAAATAAAGTTCTGTTGGCTTATACGTTAGCCTTGATTGTGGGCAATATTGATGTGAAAAAACAGAAAAAGTTCAAAGACAAGATGAAAACAAAGATTTTTGAACAGGCAATATCGCAAGCGGATTCTAAAATAAGAGATTTATATATAAATTCGACTAAAAGAACGGCATATTTTCTTGACAAATACATCGAAGAAATCAGGAAGAATAAGAAAAGTGCAAAGATAGATGATTTTGAAAAGAAAATAAAAGATGTTGTGTTTTCAGAAAAGTGGGAAGAGGCTAAACAGAAGATTGACGAGAAAATGGAATTTTCTAATTTATTGAACACAAATAATGTTTTAGGAGAAACACAAGCTGAATACACAAAAAAAATACTGGAAGAGTTGAACATAAATAGTTTTGTGTGGATAACTAAAAATGATAGTAGAGTTAGAGAAAAACACGCTTGGAGAAACGGAAAAAGTTTTGATATGGGAGGTAATTTACTGCAAGGAACAGCAGAAGATAGTTCAAAAATACTTCCGAAGCAAGAGTGGGGTTGCAGGTGTCATATGGGAATTGATGAGAAACAAGTAGAGAAAGGATTATAAAGATGTATAGATTTAATTTGAATAAATTAGAAACCCCTAAAATCATCGAAACTGATGAGGGGTTTTTGCAAATTAAAGGAAATATCTTAAAGGCTGACAGTTTTATGGATTATAGAAGTAAAACTGGAGTTTTAAGGGAAAAAATCCCGAAAGAAATTTTGTTTAATGAAGACACCAAAAATACATTTTTGCACAAAAAAATAACGTTGGGACATCCGTTTGAAAACGGAAAACTCACAATGGTTAATAGTGAAAATGTAAAGGAATTTGGGAAAGGCACAATAATCGATGTTTTTGAAAATGGCGATTGTCTAGGAGCTACTTTGCAGATTGAGGATAAAAAAACGATTGATTTTGTAAAAGATAGGATTGATAAAAACGAAAGTATCGAGTTGAGTGCTGGGTATAAAGCAAATGTTGAGCATTTGAAAGAAAATGAATATATACAAAAGGATATAGTGGCAAATCACGTGGCAGTTCTGTTCGGAAAAGGCAGAGCAGGAAGCGATGTGAAATTAATATATAACTATTCAGATTATAAGGAGGCAACAATGGGATTAAAATTTAACGGAAAAGACGTAACACCAGAAGAGCTGTTGTCTGTAGCAACAGAACTTCAATTGAAGTACAATGCTTCAGAAAAAGAAAAAGAGGATTTAGAAAAGGAAAAGAAAACTCTTGAGGACGAAAAAGCAGCAACAGAGAAAGAAAAAGAAGATAAAGACAAAGAGCTGGAAGAAGAAAAGAAAAAGAAAAAAGAAGCAGAGGATAAATTGAATGCTTTGGAAAAAGAAATTAAGGAAAAAGAGATATTAGAAGCAGCTAAAACAGTTTTAAATTCTGTTGATGAAAAAATAGGGATTGTAGAAATAATGAAAAAAGTTATTCAGGAAGCTAATCCAAAATTTAATGCGGAAGATAATGCGACTGTGGAAACTTTGGAAGATAAATTTAACTTTGCAATGGAAGTACTTGAGAACGTAAATCCAGTTCAAACTAGAACAAGTACAGTTGGCTCAGAAAATAAATTTAATTCTGGAAATGGTTTAAGTTTAAACATTGACAATAATTATTTTTCTAAAAAAAGAACAGGAGGTAATTAATAATGATAGCAGGTAAAGTGGCTTATGCGACAAGGGAGTACAGAAGTAGAGTTTGCGATGTAATTGATGAAAATATCACGATTGGAAAAGCTGTGCAGTGGAGCGAAACCGACGGAATGAGAGCGGTTAAACCATTTACAAACGGAACTTTTGCGGGTGTTGTGCTTTTTGTCGAGGACAAAATAAAAGAAACTAACGTAATAGAATCTCCAACGACGGCTTCTATTTTGCAACTCGGAAATGTTTATGTAAAAGTGGCCGAAGATGTAAAAAAAGGTGACAAGGCAGGAGTAAATAATACAGGAGATTTTGTAAAAGCAGCAACAGGTACAGAAATTAGAGGTTATTTTGAAACATCAGCCAAAAGTGGAGAATTGGCTATATTGGTATTAGAAGGATTAGTTTAGGAGGTAGATATGTTAAATAGATATAATGGTAAAACTTTTCAATTAGCAACAGCTTTTATGGTTGCGTTAGCAAGAGTTGTGGAAGAAAGAAAAGATGAATTAAAAGGTAGGTTAGTTGTCCCTATTGGTGGCGATCAAGTCGGAATACAAATTGGGGATAAATACATTACTTATACTGCAACAACTTCAAGAAGAGTGGCAGAAGTAGTATCAGAAAGAGATGATGATATTCCGTTTACAGAAGTTGAATCAGTTGATAAATTTGCTAAATTACATTGGATTAGATCTGGGCATAAATATGATATTGCTGAAAAAGATAGAATTTTATCAGTAAGTGATGGAGAAAAACAATCAAGATTATTCGATTTGAAAGCGTCTGAAACGTTTTATGCTGTGAGCGAAGCTGAAAATAACGAAATATTGTACGGTAATGACAAATTGAAGAGAGCGGGGTTATTAACGGTTGACGGAAAAAGAAGCTACTCATTAGGAGTTGATTTAGCAACAGCAACAGGAGAACAAGTTGTGGACGCTTTGGTTGCAGCTAGAGAGGAGTTTGTAAATAGTTCTCAAACAAAAGGAACTTATGAAGCTAGAACACTTGTTATTGACAACACTTTATATTCTAAATTATTGAAATCTTATGGTACTCAAGAATATAAATCGAGATTGAAAGTGATTGAAGAGTTAGGGATATTCGGAAGTATTGTGGTTATCAAAAACTTCAAAAATCCAGTTACTTCAAAACCGACAATGTTGATACTGGATAATGTCCCTGATAATTTCCAAGTTATTATAGTTCAGGAAGCGACAGCTGATGAATGGGAAATTGGTAGAACTACTTATGTACCAGTCGAAGAGAAATTATCCGAAGTGTTGGCATTTCGTCCAGAATCGATTATGGAATTAATAACAGCATAAGGAGATTAGAATGTTAGTAAAAATAAAGTGCAGTTTATCTGAGGTATTTTTTTTGCCTCAGATAATAACTGAAAAAGGAAACAAATTAAGATTCACAAAAGGAATATTAGCAGTTGATTTAAACGAACAAAATTTGCAGAAATTAGAAGAATTTGCAAAGCCTTACAACGCTTATATCGAGATATTTTCAGGAGTTGAAGCAGAAAATTTGAATGATGAAAAAACCGTAAACGATTTGAACAAAAAGACAAAAATTGAAGATGAAAAAGCAAAATTGTATAGAGAGTTGGAAAATCTTGGTAGCGATGCCAAAGTTTCAAAAAAGGAATTGGTTAAAAGATTTGATAAATTTGTAGACGATAAAAGCGGAAGCAAAGAGGATATAATAGCACAAATTGAAAAAAATATCGAAAAAATAAAGGAATAATAATGAAAGTTGAAGATGTAAGAGCAGGGATCGCTGAACTTAATTATAAAGAAATAAACGAGGAATATGTAATTCCTGACAGTGTTATAAATTCAAAAATTGATGAAGCGGTAATATTTATGGAGGATATTACTGTTTCTATTCCAAATAAAGTAAAGGAAATACTAACTAAATATTTGGCACAGCATTTTTTGTTAATGAATTTAAAGGAAACTACAAGTCTTAGTTTACCTAATAATAATGAAAGTTGGAAGGCAAGGTTAAATAACTTAGCATTGGATCAGACAATTCCAGGCCAAAATTTTAGAGCGTTAATAAGGAAATATACCGATGATTTTGCAACCGCTGAGGAAATAGCAAACAAAAAACATCACGGATTGAAGTTTTTTAGTTAATGGAGGTATGATTATGAAAATAAATGTAAAAGAGCCTGTAAAGTTTGTTTTGAAGCAGACTGGTGAATTAGTTGAATTTGAAAAAGGGAAATTTGATATAGAAGAAAATGATTTAAGAACAGAAAGAATAATCGCTCAAAGTGATGGAAAAATAGAAATTATTGAAGAAGAAGGCAAAAAAGATACAGCAGGAACAGGAAATAATCAAGATGAAGTTTAAAGGGAGTTTTACTGCTAAATTGAAAGTGTCAGCAGGAGATATTAAAAACACGAATGAAGTTAAATTTAAGCCTGTGGAAGTTGAAAGTGGTATTTTTCCAGACACTGGACATTATGCTAAAAATTTAACGGCTCAAGAACTTTATTCGGTGCTGCTTTACGGAACAAGTGATGGAAGAATACCATCAAGAAATGTTTTGGATTTTTTGCAGCATTATGTCGAAGGAAACACGGAAAGTTTTGTTGGGATGTATTTGGAAAAACAAGGGCAGTGGCAACCAGCAGGGCATTTGATAGGGCAAGATATAAATAATTATCACAAAAGTTTGATTTATGGATTTGCCAGTCCTGGAAATGCACTGAGTACGATTGCAAAAAAAGGTAGAGACGATCCGTTAGTTGACACAGGAGAACTTGTAAAATCGATTGCTTATAGTGTTAATGGAAAAGGAAGGTATGGCAAAGGGTAATGAATATTAGTCAAATTTATGAGAAAGAGAAAGAATATTTATTTTTCAAATTAATTTCGGAAAGAAATGTAAAAGGATTGATAAAAAAGGAACATAAAGAATACAAAATAAAGGCTTATATTGATTATCAAAGATATAATTTTGCAAATAATAATTCAAAAAATGTTAGTACGCAAGAATATCTGACAGGTGTTGTGAGGATACCAACTTTGGCAGTTGATTTGGATAAAAAAACTGAAAAGATTGAAATATCGAATGGGGATTATATTATTTTTGATAACAAAAAGTACGAAATAATCCAAGTCAAAAAGATAAAAGATGAATCAAAAGAGTATTATTCGTTTTATTTAACTGATTATATCGAAAACATAGAATTTGATATTCACAAAACTGAACTGAATGAACTGTTTTATGAAATTTTTAAAAGTTTGGGCATCGAAGCCTTTGTTTATCATTCTTTTTTTCAAAATTCGTACTTTGAGAAAGTCGAAAGTCCTTTTTTAACTTATGAGATTACACAAATAAATTCATTAACAGATTTTAAAACTAAGAAAAAAGAGATAATGAAAGAAAAGAACATAATTTTTAGATATACAACAAACAGAACTTACAATATGATGATAAATCTGTATGACGATAATCAGATTCTGAATTTAGATACGATACTTAGCAAAAATACAATGATAGAAATTGTTATGGAAAGGCTGAATATTAAATTTAAGAATATATCTGACTTTGAATTACAGGAATTATCATTTTTGAGCGAAAGCGATACGATTGTTAATAATAAATTTTTAAACCAAAAAACTTATAATTTGAGATTTACAGTAGATACATTCTTTGAACAGGAAACAGATTATATTGAGAACGTTGCTGTAAACGGAAGAATTTATGGAGGTAAATAATGAGTAGAAATGCAATAGTGAGCATAACTGCAATAAATGCGGCTATGAGCTTGACAACAAGAGATTTTTCATCTGTGCTGTTAATAACTAAAGCTAAAGATGTAAAAACGGATGCGGGATTGCCGGTGGCGATTACTTCGGTAGCGGATTTTAAATCTAAATATGGTTTTGGTGATAACGACAAAGAAACAATCTTGCTTGAGGGGTATTTTGGGGCTTCAACATCGCCAGAATACATTTATGTGTATGGAGACAGCACGGCTACAAAATACAATGAAATTTTGGAAGGATTGGATACTAGGTGGAAGGCTAAATGGTTTTATACTGTTGTACCAATTTCACAGGAAAGCGATGTTGCGGAGGCGGTAAAATTTGTAAAAGGAGCGTCTACGGATTATGTATTGGCGTTTCAAGGGGCTAGTAATTTTACAACAGCCATTAACTTGAAAATTGCTAAAAATAATCCAGTTGACAAGGCACTTTACATTGCAACTGATAAGAATGAGGGGCAAGTGACAAATTTATTGGCAACAATAAAAAATTTCTTTCCTGGAGCGGTTCCTTTCTCAAGCATAAAATTAAACGGGCTTACTGGTTCAAAATATTCTTTGACAGAAATATTGGAACTTGTGGGAACTAAACGAGAAAGTGAATATGGAGTAAACGTTGTTACAGAAGAAGAACGTATTGTTATGCCTTATTACGGTAAAGCTATGGACGGGATAACTTGGTTTGATTATACAGTAGCAAAAATTGCAATTGACGAGTATATGAGGACAGGATTAACACAATACATTGTAGAAAAGAATACTGCGGGAGAAAAAATTACAACGAAACCCGAAGGACAATCAAAGGTAGCAAGTAAAGGGACTTCAATTTTGAGAACTTTTGCAAAAAGAGGAATTATTTATGATATAGATGATGTTCTTTCTGACGGAAAAAGCGCTGCATATTCTGTAAAAATTGTATCTATGACTAACAGAAACCTTGAAATCGAATATGAATGTTATTTTGAGGGAGCAATAATAAAATCAACGGTACAGATAACATTGAAATCAGAAAATGGAAATTAGGAGGTAAAGCGATATGGCTTATATGCGAAAAGGATATATTTTAATAAGATCAGGTGGAAGAGAACTTATAATTGACGAGTTTGATGAAGACGCAGTTGAAATTGAAACGTTGGAAGACAAAACATCAACTAGAATTTCATCAAGAGGGAAGCCGATTTATTCAATAACAGATAAAGTGGCTTATGAATTAACAATCTCGATAAAACCAGATACAAATGCAATGGGAAGAGTACTAGACTTCTTGAATTATTTAAGGAATGGAGATTATCCTGATTTTGAATTTGAAACTCACGAAAAAATAGATTCAAGAGAGGTAATAACTTATTACACAGACGGAAACGTATTAAGTGAACTTGATTCAGAATCAGCTTACAGTGCTGACGCACCAACAAATACATTTAAAATAGCTGGATTAAGAGATGACAAAAAAGTAGGATAGGAGAGGTAAAGTATGGAAAATATATTGAAAACAAGTGAAGATAAATTGGAATTCAAAAAAATGGAAGATACAAGCAAGCCGTTTGAAGGCGGATTCGTCGGAGAAAGCAAACATTTTGGATTGCCGAATAAAACATTTAAAGTATTTTTGGAAGGGGAGGGAAGTGATGGAGAAATGGGATTTATAGGAGTTCAGTTTATCACTCCGAAAGCTAGAAAATTAACCAGTTTTCTAAGTGCAGCAATAGCGTTGCAAAGTTTGGAAAGTGGAGATATTTCTACATTGGAAGATGGTGCATTAGACATCTTAATCGAAAAAACAAAAACGTTGTTTCAAATTTCAGATGTTATTATTGATAAATTAACGTTTTCGAGTTTATTGCATATGATTTCGTTTGCGACAAAAATCAGCTTCAACCCCAAAAGTTAGATATAGAGAAAGCGGAGGATTTAATTTGCCGTTGCAATACGAAAAAATAGACGGAAGATTATTAAATTGTTTTGTTATTGCACACGAATTTAAATTAAATCCTTATTATGTTGACGAAAATTGGGGAGATTTACAAATTTCTGAAACACTGTCGTTTTTAAACGAGATGTATAAAAAAATAAAAAAATAGGAGGCTTAAACAATGTCGGAATTTCAAACTACTGTCCAATTAAAAGTTGAGCCAAACTTATCTAGCGTAAAAAGCACAATAATCAGTATAAACAAAATGATACAGTCCTCTTTAAAAACGAGTGTTGATTTAACTTTCAATATAAAAGGGGAAAAACAAGTAAAAGCGTTAAAGGAACGTTTGAAAAGAGAAATAAAAGTTCCTATTGAAATAAAGGAAGCAACTTCTCAAATCGCTGCAATGAGAAAAAAGATTGGACAGACGGTAAATGTGAAGGTTGGAGTTAAGACTGACAAAATAGATAAAGTAAGAGAAAGACTTGCGAAAGAAATAAAAGTACCAATAACACCAGTTAAAAGTGGTGGAGGTGGATTGGAAGGAGCAATACCCAAAGCCACTCCTGCTCCAGTTAAGCCGCAAATCACAGGTGTTCAAGGATTTTTAGGACAAATGAACGGTTTGGCACAGCAAGTAGGCTCATTAATAAGTGGTGCTGTTTTGGTTGGATTCGCAAAAGGTGTAACAAAAGGGATAATCGAAGTCGGCTCACAATTTGAATCTTTAAAAACTATGATTTCCAATGCACTTGGAGGAGTCGAAGAAGGCGAAGCTGCGATGGAAATGATAAAGCAAATCGCTAGAGAAACTTATCAAAGCGTTGAAGATGTTGGAGGCAGTTTCAATAAATTGATAAATCGTGGATTGAAACCAACTAAACAGGAAATAATACAACTTACCGATTTTGCCAAATCTCAAGGAAAAGAATTAGATCAGCTGGCAGAAGCGGTATTGGACGCTATGACTGGAGAAAATGAAAGGTTAAAAGAATTTGGTGTTAAAGCAAAAGATGCAGGTGACAAGGTTATTTTAACGTTTAAAGGAATATCAACGGCAGTTAATAAAAACGAACAAGATATTTACAACTATTTAGTAGCACTTGGTAAAGTTCCCGGTGTTGCTGGTATGTCAGCAAAAGCCGCCGAAACATTTGACGGAAAAATGAAATCAATAAAAGGCTCTATTGACAGCATTAAAATCGAAATTTTTAATCAAATGAAAGGGGCATTGGAACCGTTACTTAAAATCTTGGAGAATATCGTAGGAAAAATACAAAAGTGGGTTGAAGTTCATCCTAAACTTGCTACAGCAATAGCTGCCATAACCGTAGGAATAATTGGGCTTATAGGAGTTATTTTAATATTAATTCCAATTCTTTCGACTTTATCTGTTGTAATAAATTCGATAACTTGGCCGCTATTGTTAGTTGTTGCAGCGATAATTTTAGTAGTAATACAAATCGGTATTTTGATTTGGGTATTTCAGGATTTATGGAACGGATTAACTCAAGGAGAAAGCTATATATTTGCAATTATTGACGGCTTTCTTGAATGGCTTGGAATAGGAATATCTGTTCAGGATATGATTGACGGCATAACAGCTGCTTTCAATGTTGTTGCTGATGTAGTTATGAATTATGTAGTACCTGTGATTATGGCAGAATGGGATTTTTTAGTCCAAACTATTGGAGCTTTGGTTGAAGGGCTATTGGACACGATAGCAATAGTAATTGATATAATAGTTGCATTATTTACTGGTGATATTCCTAAGGCAGCTAGAGGGTTTGAAATGCTTAAACAAAATGCAATAGCTGTATTTGAACAAATGGTAGCAGCTGCAGCGAGTGCAGCTTCAAGGATTATAAGCGTGTTCGCTGATGCAGTAGCTAAAGTAAAATCAATGGTATCTGAATTACCATTAATTGGCGGATTGGCTGGTGGTGCTTTAGGAAAATTCGAGAGTGGATTAAGAAGCACAAGCAGATCTTTAGCAGCAACTGCAACTAATAACAAAAATTCAGCAGCACGAAGAAAAGAACAGGTGCATAGTTATACTGGACAAGGAAACACAGGGAGAAAAAGAATGGGAGCACCGGGAAGCAAAAAGAAAGGTGGAGGCTCTACAAATCCGTACGGTAAAATGCCAGGTGGTGCAGGCGGAGGCTCTGGTGGTGGTTCTGGGGGTAAGAAAGGCAAAAAAGGCGGCAAAGGTGGCGGCGGCGGAAAGAAAGGAAAAAATAAAGGAAGAGGTGGCGGTGGAGGAGGCAAAAAAGACTCTTCTGGAAAAAACCGAAACCAAGAAACTATCCAAGAACAAAAAGCCGTTGTCACAGCAATCGAAGGACTTCAGGAAATCTTGAAAAAAACAGGATATTCCATAACTTCTGAAATCAAAAGAGCAAATTTGTTCGAAGCAAAAAGGCAGGCATTGCTTGCTTCACAAAGGCAGACAGGAGTTAAAGAACTGTGGAGTAATATCAAAGAGAGATTTTTCAAGAAAGAGGAAACAAAACAGTCGACTCAAAAAATAGAGTTATTTTTATCTGACGGCTCAAAAGCCTCGTCTTTCGGAATTACTAAAAATACTTCGCTTGGAGATTTCTTTAAAATTATTAATTCAAGGAATGGTGGTTAAAATGAGCATATGGGATTTTGATAAGGTTGATGGAATTTTTGGCGGTATTCCTTTTCACAGTATTTCAACTGAGATAAGTCTTCAAAAGGAGATAACTTCCAGGAAGACTTATCTTGGATATGAAGATAACGACCACAGGTATATAAAAGCCAAAACAATAACAGCTGATATAGTATTTTTTGGAAGAATGGCTAAAATGAAAGCCAGTGCACTAGAAACTTATTGGAAAAAGATGGACAGGCATCCGCTGATACTTCTTAAAAGAAATCGAGTGTTCAATAATGTCGTTATTAAAGATATTTCTATAACGGAGGAACTGGCAAAAGACGGAAATAACACAATTGGAATGAATGTTACATTTCAAGAAATGCGTTATGGAGTACCGGGCGGGAATTTATACGACGAGATAAACGAAATAACGAAATCTGATAATATGTACACTCAAATCGTGGGAATAGCAAAAGAAAAACTGAATACTTTTATAAATATGTATTCAAGGGCAATAAAGTAGGTGTTATATGAAAATACAGTATAGTAAAAAAGAAATAAAGGAATTAATTTTGAATAATGATTTTGTAGAAATTACATTTGATGTAAAAAATATAAAAAACAAAACTTCTAAGATAGAATTGATTGCTTTTGAAAGAAAATTAAAATTTGAGTTGATTTATATAAATAAAAAATACGACTATTTACACGATGAAATAGATCCAATAATGCTCCAAGTTATAAACTCTGATAACGAACTTCTTACTACGTTGAAAATAGAGCCTTTTCAGGATTTGATGTATTTGCCAAAGCAAACTACAAACGATTACGAGGATTTGGTTTTGGTTATAGTTCCAAAAAATAAAACGGGATTAAAAAGTGATTTTAATATTGATACTTTAGAAAATTATGGTTTCTTGCTTTTTAAGGTGGTTTAGATGATAGATAAATTTAGATATATTGAAATAAAATTTATTCTTGGTGATAACGAACTGATTTATGACAACGATAATTTTAATATCGAATTTAAACTGGAAACTGACAGGACAAGCCAATCAAACGTCTTGGAACTCACTATTTATAATATAAGAATGAGAGATAACGAACAGTTGAGTCTGGAATATGAATTTTTGAAATCTAAGCCACGTGTGGAGTTGTATGCAGGATACAGAGAGTTTAAAGAAATTCCTGTTAAAGATTTGGTGTTTAAAGGGCAGTTGGCAACAGTAAAGAATGAATACGAAGAATTGGATGTTAAATTTGGGTTAGTTTGCTTGCAGGAAAAGGATATTTTCGTTATGCAGACACTTAATGTGAGTTATCCAAAGGGAAATAAGCCAAGTTTTATTATAAAAGATTTGATTGATAAGTTTGGAAGCAAGGATGAGATAAAATTAGGAATAGGGAAAATAGAGTTATTCAAGGACTTGCCTTATCAATCCAATTTTTCAAAATCAAATACAAGTTTGCAAAAAATATTTGAGGACTTGGCAAAAGATACTATGAGCATTTTTTACATCGAAAATGGACTGCTTTATTTCTTACCAAAGCATTCTTTTATAAAAGAAAAAACAGAATTAACTCAAATGGATTTGCTTGATTTAACAACGGATGAAGACGGATATAACGTGAAATTAGGTTTCAGGAATTTCAAAATCAATACTCAACTTTTCATTGAAGGACTTGAAAAAGATTATGTAATAGATAAAATCACTCACACTTGCAACGGAGAAGACGGTGATTTTATCACTGAATTAAAAATCCTCGATATGGATATTTTCGGAAAAAATATGCTGAAAGAACTGGAAGAAATCAAGAAAAAAGCAGAGGAAAAAATCACAAAAGTGGAAGAACGTGAACAAAAACGTGAAGAGAAGAAAAAAGAAAAAGAAAATGCCAAAAACAATAATAAAAAAGATAATAACAAAAATAATAAAAATAACAAGAGTAAAAGAAAATAGGAGATAAAAATGTCTTTTGCAGAAATGTATAAACAGAATCAGACTTTAATAAATGAAAGTTTAAACGATATCCATACAAGCTGGATCGGGAAAATTTATGATGTAGATAATAAAAAACGTACTGCGAGTGTAAAATTTTTACAAAAGGCAGTAAGGACTCTAAAAAACGATACTTTTCAGGTAATTCCCCCTGATTTAACAGATGTTCCGCTGTTACCAGTATTTAGTAGCGATAATTTTGAAATATATATGCCGTATTCTAACAATGATAAAGTATTAATAACTGTGCTAGAACGTCCTTATGAGGAGCCGTTTTCAAACGATGAAATATCAGAACAACAAAGATTCGGGAAAATGGATATAGCATATTCAATTGTTGCAAGAGCAATACCGTCAAATATGTCGAATGGTGTTCAAAATAACGCTGAAAATATATGTATTTCAAATAAGAAAAACGGTACAAGCGTTGTCTTAGGTAACAATATAGAAATAACAGGGAATGTAAAAATTAACGGAACTTTAGATGTTACAGATGTTATAACATCGGATTCGGATGTAAAAGCAGGAGAAAAGACGTTGTTGACGCATACGAATGGCGGAAATCCAGTGGATTAATCGTTTTTTGTGGAAAAAAGGAGGGTGAATTATGATTGCTTTTAAAGTTGAAAATGGAGATTTACAATTCAAAAATAACGATTTAATTTTATTGGAAGATGATGAGAAAGCAAAACAGGATATTTTAGAATTAATAAAACATATTAAAGGAACATACAAATTAAGAGAAAATATCGGCATACCTTGGTTTGATTATATCGGAAAATTAAAAAATAGCGAAAGGGAGCAATTAATAATTACTTATATGTACGATAAAGTGGCGAATTACAAAGGGGTAAAATTAGATAGTATCAGTATTGAAAAGACAGGGATCGAAAACAGAAAAGGTATGTTTAAAATTGATTTTAATTATTCAGGTAAAGATTTAAATATCGAAACAGAAGGGAAGTATTTGAATGAGTAAATTTAGGATGGATGAAAACGGAATAATATTCCCTTTGTTCAAGGACTTTAAGGCCGAAATGGAAGCGGAAGGGAAGATACAGTTTGGAGAGGATTTTGAAATAAATCCCGAAACTTCTTTGGGGCAAATATTAGAAGTTTTTTGCTATATATTGGAAAATAGCAGTAAGCAGATGCAATCTTTGTATTCTTCAATGTGGCTTTTTAACAAGAGTGGTGCTATTTTAACAGCTTATGCTTCAAATTTTGGAATCGAACGTATAAAAGGAAAAAAAGCATACGGGACACTAACAATTGAGGGAGTGGCTGGGCATATTGTAGAAAAAGGATTTCAAGTAAGGAATAAAAAGGGTTATTTGTTTCAAACAGTGTCTAATACATTGATAAATTCTATCGGAAAAGCGACAGTACAAATAGAAGCGTTAGAAATAGGGGACGAGTACAACACTGGAGCAAATCAAGTTATAGAAAAGGCAAGTGGGGACGAAAATGTAGCAAAGGTATATAACTTGGATAGTATTTCTGGCGGAAATCATTCGGAAAGTGATGTGGAATTAAGAGAGAGATTGCAGAAGTTATTTGAAACTGAATCAGATGCTGATGTAAACGGTATAAAGTCGGCATTATTGGAAATGTCGCAAGTGGAAGATTGCAGAGTGTTAGACAACTCGACAAATACATATGATGCAACAACAGGATTAAATCCAGGCGAAATAAAAATAGTTATAAAAGGATTGGTTGATCAGGAAGTTGCTGAAAAAGTGTTAAATACAAAATCAGCAGGGATAGTGACAGTGGGAAATACTGTTTTCGATGTATTGAGCGAAAGTAATCAAAATATAAAAATAAAACTTCAAGTTGCTAAAAAAGTAAATATTAAAGTAAAAGTATCCAACATTGTATCAATTTCAGAAAATAATAAGGTATTATCGAACACAATAAAAGAAAATATATTGGAAGAAGTGCGTAAATTTAGTTTGGGAGATTATGTGAATTATGAAAAAATTCAATCAGCAGTTTATCAAATTCCAAATCAGAAAGAAGCGATAGTTGAAATACAAAAAGAAAGCGAAGGGTGGATAAAATCCGATATTGCCGTTTCTGATGAAGAATACAGCGAAATATTAACAGAAAATATAGAGGTATTAGAATGATTACAAGTGATAATTTTTTGGCTCTATTTGGCAACATAATAAATAGAAAAGGTGTAAATAATATTAAATTTTTTGAAATATTGTCAGCTGGAATGAATTTATATAACGAATATTACGAAAAATTACTTTTTACAGATGTTATTGATTTTCAGCAAGGACAGGAGTTGGATTTATATGGTAGGCAATTTAATCTTTACCGCAACAAAATGAATGATAACGATTTCAGAAAATTGATAAAGTCTTATTTGATTTTAAGATTTTTGGGAACAAATATGAATGGAATAATAAAATCAATCAGTTTGTTTTTAGGAATAAAAAAAGAAAAAATATTTTTATATGACAAAAACAATGATTCAAAAATCGAATCAAGACATATAAAAATATTAATCAAAGATACTGTTGAGATAAAAAAGGTTATAGATTTTTTAAAACAAATTAAAGCAGCAGGTATAATAATCGATTGCTGGGAAATGATAGTTAGTGTTCCTGAATACGAGTATAACACATTAGAATATGACAGCCTGTATTTTCCGAGCGATAGAACTCAATATATATTAGATTGCAGCGATAATATTAATATCTACAACCCTGTCGAAGGAGTGGCGTTTGAATACAATAAACATCAGTACGATATAAACGAATTAGAAAGTTTAAATGATAATTAGGAGGAATTATGGCTAAAATAAGAAAATTTATAAAAGGGATATATCAATATGCAAATCTATTTAAAATAAGCGATCCGCCTGAATCTGTTGGTGATAGCGAAGTGAAACAAGTTACACCTTTTCGCGGGATAATACAAAATCAAGGGGATTTTATAACAGCGGAAGATCATAACGAAATACAAAAGAATGGGGTACTTTTTGTAAGTGCGGAATATTCTGAAAACCACGGAACAGGTGTGGATGCTTATGTCGTTAAAGATTATCACAACGAGCAAGGGTTATTTGATGGACTAAAGTTAAAATTTCAAATTCCGAAAACAAATATGTATGCTGCACCTGTTTTGGTTATTGATGATTTACAGTATAACTTGAAGATTATAAACGATAATCTTATAGAAAACGCAAGAATAGGTGAATTAAATAAAAATGAAATAGTTTCTGTAATTTATTTTAATGGAAATTTCGTTTTAGAAAACTCAAAAGCTGGAGAGAAATCATATGGAATAACAAAATATGGAACAGAAACGGGCACAGCTTTAGAGGGCAATCGTTTAGCTGAAATAATCGGAATAGAATTTGGTGGGAACATTCAAGACACAGGAAACAAAGTTAAAGGGAAATTTTACTTTGATAATGTTACAAAATTTTATTATGAGTGTATAGCAGATACTGATTTAACATATAACGAAAGCTCAAAATTTAGAGCAATTTCTAATAAGCCAGTTCTGGACAAATTGGAAAATTTGTACAAAACTAAAAAATATGTTTTCCCTCAAAAAATGACACAAGGGAGAATACTAAAACAAGGACAA